CCAAAACGTTACAGCATCTCCCACAAGTGGTGTTGCAGTTACTCCTTTCTCAATTGGAGTTTCTGGTTCTGGTACATACTCACCACAGAACATTATGATGCACAGAAATGCGTTCACCTTGGCGGTGGCGGACCTCGAATTGCCTGAAGGTGTCCATTTTGCTGGTCGTGCAAGCGACAAAGAAATTGGCCTCTCAATGCGTGTGGTCAGGCAATACACGATTAACAACGATAGCATTCCAACTCGTTTGGATGTGCTCTACGGATGGGCGCCACTCTACCCTGAGTTGGCTTGCCGTATTGCAGCTTAATTAACAATTTAAGGAGTATTTAATTATGAGTAATCCCGGACCAGCAACCACAGTCAGCAATCANCCNCANAACTTGGCTACAAACCAAGCCTTGCGTTTGATTGCTTCAGCTCAATCAGTTAACTTGGCCTACGCTGGTGACACAGCAATGGCTCTTGTCGATGTGAGCAAATTCGTACCTGTTAGCGTAATCATTACCAATGGCCTTAACTCTAGTGGTGCTACAACCACTATTGCTACTGCTACTGTTGGTGTTTACACAAACACAGGAGCAACTGGAACAACAGTATTGACTACTGCTGCTTTGACAAGCAACACAGGTGGCCCTTATGTGACCATTTCTGCTGCAACAAATCCGAACACAGCTATATCTAGCTTCAGCAATTTATATGTAAATGTTGGAACTACGATTGCAGCTACTTGTGACGTATTTGTTTATGGCTACGACCTCACATTTTTACCTTAATTTGTGAGTAAATAAGAAGAAGGCCATCCTCAAAAGGGATGGCTTTTTTCGCTTTTCAGATACAATAATCCAAAAGGAGTTTTTATGTCATTACAAACTACGATCCTAAGAGGAAATATCCTCAATTCCTTCCTTGTTTACCCAACATTGACACCTGCAGCAGTCTCTGGTTCACAAGCAACTCAAACATTTACAATTCAAGGCCTTTTGCTTAATGACTTTGTAAATATTAGCTTGCAAGGTGCTCAGACTACTGGTGTTGGTATTGCTAATGCTTGGGTATCTGCTGCTAATACTTTGTCAATTCAATTTACAAATAGCACAGGTTCTTCTGCAACTCCTGCATCTGGTGTTTATACATTGGGTGTGGATCGTTTGGAAGGCACAATCCTTCCTACTAATGCAGTTTAATCATGGCAGGTTCAACAGTCCAACGTAATGCTGGTCAAACAACTGCGTTATCAGTTACAAGCACGAGCCATGCCTCGACTTTGATTGATGACACAACGAATGACCAGATCAACTACGCATCTTTCTTGAACACAGGAGCAAGTCCAATTGCTGTGAAGTTTTCTAGCTTCTCACCATGCCCTGCTGCTGTGTTTCCTGTAGATGGTTCAACACTTGGTGATTTCGTTCTACCTGCTGGAATGAGTTCACCATTGATCTTAGCTACACCTACTACTCCCTTTTACATGACTGCTATCAGTAACTCAGGTACTGCTGGCATNNTGTATGTGACACCAGTAGGTGACCAAAGTTGATTATGGGGGGTGAAATTCCCCCCTTTTTTTTAGGGTAGACCATGAGCAACAATGCAGCAACTACAGTAACCACTAACATATTGCCTGTTCAGGCATTGTATGATCCTACAACTTTAGCGTTTATCACGTTCATTGGCCCTGCTGGTCTGCCATTTACGAGTGCTGCTGGTGGTGTGTCAAGCGTTGATGTTTCAGGTGGTACGACTGGTTTGACCACAACTGGAGGCCCAATTGTCTCAAGTGGCACAATTACCCTTGGAGGCACTCTTGCAGTCACNAATGGAGGCACAGGNNCTACAACTGCTACTGGTGCGATCAANAANCTTTTACCTAGCCAAGCAACTCACGCAGGTAAATACNTAACCACAGATGGTACAAACACATCTTGGAGCACATCTGGTGCTAATTTGTCTGTTGTTAACGATACAAGCACCAATGCAACTCGTTATTTNACNTTTACTGACGTAAATACTGGTGTCATTACCCAAGAATACGTTAGCTCATCAAAATTAACCTATAACCCCTCTAGTGGGACTGTAACTGCAACCACTTTTGTAGGTGCTTTGACAGGAAATGCCTCAACTGCAACTTTGGCAGCAAGTTCAACTAACATTGCTGGTGGTGCAAATGGTTCTTTGCCTTACCAAACAGGGTCAGGAACAACGACTTTCTTGGCAGCAGGATCAAATGGTCAGTTTTTGACCTTGAGTGGTGGTGTACCAACTTGGTCTAATTTGTCTTATGTAAGCTCATTTAGTGCAGGAACAACTGGATTCACACCAAACGTATCTACTACAGGTGCTGTAACCCTCTCAGGCACGTTAAATGTAGCGAATGGTGGCACAGGTGTTACTTCTAGCTCTGGAGCGAATAGCGTTGTTTTAAGAGATGCTAATGTAAACACATCTGCTAACGATTTCTATGAGGGATTTACTAACGTAGCTGCTGCAGGGACAACCATTACGCTAACTGCTGCATCAACACCTAACTTTGTGATAACTGGCTCAGGTGGTCAGACCTATAAGTTACCTGATGCAACAACAATCCCTACAGGTGCGATATACACTTTTAACAACAATCAAACTTCTGGTGCGATTAGTGTGCAAAACAGTTCAGGAACATTAGTTGTTTCTGTGCCCTCTGGTGGTTTTGTTGAAATCATTCTTTTGACCAATTCTGTTGCAGCAGGAACTTGGGATTACCATTTCCAAGCACCCTCAAACGTATCTTGGTCAACCAACACATTCAGTTACGCAGGGTCGATTACCAACGCAACATGGAATGGTGTGTCAATTGGTGCAATTTATGGTGGAACAGGGCAGACTAGTTATACGACTGGTGACACTCTTTACGCATCTGCATCTAATACGCTATCTAAGTTAGCAATTGGCTCAACTGGACAGGTTTTAACAGTATCTGGTGGTGTTCCTACATGGGCTAATACATCATCTGCAACTACGATTACTGATGACACTACGACTAACGCAACTCGTTATATTAACTTTACAAGTGCAACAAGTGGTAGTCTGACAAACATTGGAACTAGCTCGACTAAGCTCCAATACAACCCAAGCACAGGCACAATTACAGCACCATCAATTACAACTACATCTGATGCAACCATTCATGGATTGACTGTTGGATTGGGTGGTGGTTCTGTATCTACCAATACTGCATTTGGGTATCAAACATTAAATGCAAATACTTCAGGCTCCGTAAATACCGCAATTGGTTATCAAGCTGGTTTAGCTAATACAACAGGTGCTGGTATTGTTTTTGTTGGTAACTCTGCTGGTTCAGCAAACACAACAGGTTCTAATAATACTGCAGTAGGTGGATATCAAACATTTATATCAAATTTAACAGGTTCTAATAATGTGTCTGTTGGAAGTGCTGCATTAAGATTTTCGACAAGTGATGGAAACACAGCAATAGGTTATTCATCGCTTACCAACAATACTGCTTCATATAATACAGCTGTAGGTAATTTGGCTGGGTATAGCAATACAACAGGTGGCCTTATAACTGCTTTAGGTTATACTGCTTTATATAGTAATACTACTGGTTCATATAACATTGCCGTAGGAACAGGTGCTCTTTATTCCAACACCACAGCATCTAACAACACAGCAGTAGGATATCAAGCTTTATACAGCAATACAAACGGAAACAACACTGCTGTTGGTTTTCAAACAATATATACCAATACAAGTGGCTATGCTTTAGTAGCTGTTGGCTATCAAGGATTATATAAAAATACAACAGGAACAAACAATATTGCTATTGGTTATCAGCCTTTATATAACAATACAACGGGCGTATTTAATGTAGCTATTGGCGATTCAGCACTCCAAGCCAACACCACAGCATCTAGTAGCGTAGCAGTAGGCTATCAGGCTGGATATAGTGCTACAACAAACGGATTAAATACATTTATTGGTGCGGCTGCTGGATATAACGCAACTGGCGCTAACAACACTTTTGTTGGTAATTCATCAGGCACTAATGTCACATCAGGCGCAAAAAACACTATTCTTGGTTGCTATAACGGCACTCAAGGTGGTTTAAATATCCAAACAGCATCAAACTACATTGTGCTGTCTGATGGGGATGGTAATCCTAGAGCTTATCAATCAAGTACAGGTGGTTGGTATCAATATAACAATTCAACTCTTTGGTCTGTAACATCAGACGTTCGTATAAAGAAAAATGTTGTTTCTTTAAATTCAGGTTTGTCAGTAATTGAAAAATTAAGACCAGTTGAATTTGATTACATTGAAAATGAAAAACACGATATTGGTTTTATTGCTCAAGAATATCAAACTGTTTTACCTGAACAAGTAAATGAAAAAGATGACGGAATGTTATCTTTAACACCAAATCTTGTGCCTTATCTTGTTAAGGCAATACAAGAATTAACCGCCCGTGTGGCACAACTTGAATCTAAAGGAGTTTAAAATGGCAGCAGTTAATCAATGGACATGGACAATTACATCAATGCAACAATGGCCTTCTGGCCCTAATGCAGGATATGTCGTAAACATTAACTGGGAGCTAACTGGTACTGATTCCGTGAACACAGCTAGTATTGGTGGCAACACTCAGTACCCAGTTACTGATGCCCAAGCGGGGTTTACACCCTACGCACAATTAACTCAAGCCACAGTTATTGGTTGGGTGCAAGAATCTTTGGGTGCTCAAGGTATTGCTAACTTTGAAGCAAATGTCCAAGGTCAAATCAATAGCCTAGAAAACCCTCCTGTTAGCCCAACAACGCAACCATTGCCTTGGAGTGCTTAATGGATTGGAAGATTCTTTCAATTGAGCAAACAGATGGGTTAATTACCCATGCTGAGTATTTTGTATCTTTAAATGGTGTTGAGCATCAAGGAACTCATGCTTTTTTGGGTAAAGAAATCAAAACCCCATTTGATGAGATTAAAGAGCAAAATATCATTGATTGGATAATTCAAGAAACTACCCAAGATGGTATAAATCTTATACAATCTAATCTAGAAAAACAGCTAGTGCAGAAGGAAAAGACCTCTTTGCCTTGGGTTTTCAAGACTTTTAAACCTACTTTGGGATGAAGTTATGGCACAACCCATCGACATAGTTAGCAGAGCACTCAAGGACATTGGAGCACTAGAGGCTGGAGAAATCCCTACTCCTGAAGCAGCTACTGATGCCTACGAGATGTTGCAGGATATGTTAGATCAATGGTCTAACGAGTCCATGATGGTCTTTTACAAGACTGAAATCATATTCCCTGTTGTACAAAACGTTACCCAGTACACCATTGGCCCTACAGGTTCAGTTCAAGCTAACTTTGTAGGCTCAATTTCAGGTAACGTCCTGACCATCACATCCATTAACTCTGGTGGCATTAACACCAACATGATGTTGTCAGGTACAGGCATAGCTGCAGGAACAATGATTACAGGCTTTGCTACTGGTGCTGGTGGTCAAGTTAATGAAGCAGGTACATATTCTGTCAACATTAGTCAAACAGTAGCATCTACTACGATCACAGGCTATTACAAACGTCCTTTGACCATCAATTCTGCTTTTGTCAGGGTTAACACTACTTCCAATGGAGTTGCCATCACAGGTGGTGGCTTAGATTACCCAGTTTCTGTTCTCAATATTGAAGAATACGAAATGATTGGTTTAAAGACTTTGAATGGCCCTTGGCCTAAAGCCTTGTACTATCAACCTACTGAGGTTTTGGGTAACTTGTATTTATGGCCTAATCCTGCTCAAGGTGAGATGCACGTTTTCTGTGACAACATATTCACCAGAAGCACAACCATGTACGACCCAATAGCCCTGCCAGAAGGCTATTCAATGGCCCTCAGATGGTGTTTAGCAGAGCGTTTAATGCCTATGTATGGCAAGGCTAGTCCAACGCAAATAGCCATGATTCAGCAATATGCAGCACAGGGNAAGAGCACCATCAAGCGTACTAACATGAGGCCTGTNCAGTTAGCTCGTTATGACAATGTGCTGACTTCTACAAAGACAAGGGATGCTGGGTTCATCCTTCATGGGGGCTTTATATAGCCTTAAAGGTTGTATAATAATAGCTTTAACAAGGAGCTATTATGAGAGAAGCAGGAAGACCAAGGAATACACCAGAAAGATTGTGGAGTTTAGTAGATAAGAAAGGAGATGATGATTGTTGGCCTTGGAAAGGCTATTTGGGTGGTGGAGGTTATGGTAGGGTTCAGATTGGAAATAAATCTTATTATGCTCATCGAGTTATATTTGATTTAGCTAATCCAAATACAATAACCTTAAGTGCTCCAATAGACAAAAGAGAAGCAGGATTTTTGATGCACTCTTGTGATAACCCAGTTTGTTGTAATCCTAAGCATTTGAAAGTTTCCGATCAAAAGGAAAATATGCAAGACAGATTAAGCAAAGGAAGGTATCTTTTTGGAAAAGGCCCAGATCATCATCGAGCAGTTTTTACGCATGAAGAACAAGCTGAAATTTTGAGGTTAAAAAAAGAATTTGGTTTAACTGCTAGCCAGCTAGCAAATAGATTTGGAAAGAAGTTGTCAACTATGAAAACATTGTTAGCAAGAAATAGAGAGGCTTTAAATGGCTAGTACAACTTTCACAGATGGTGTAACAGTAATCAGGTCATCATGGCTGAATGACGTTAATACTGCTGTTTACACAGGTGTTTTCCCTAATGCCTCATTGACCACAACCAATTTCACTTGGAACAATTACGCAATTGCAGCTCCAACAGGCTCGACAACTACGTTTTTGAGGAATGATGGCACATGGGCTACTCCTAGTGGTTCAGGCATTGGTACTGTGACCTCAGTTGGTACTGCATCAGGTCAATTAACTGGTGGGCCAATTACTTCTTCTGGTACGATTGGGCTTGCCACAACAGCAGTTACGGCAGGGAGTTATACGTCTGCAAACATCACAGTAGATGCTTATGGACGCATTACAGCAGCTTCTAATGGTACAGGAGGCACAACTCCTACTTTGCAACAAGTCTTAACTGCAGGAAACAATGCTACTGTTGGTGCAAATATCAATGGTGTTTACATTGGTGTTGCGATTGGTTCTAGCCTACAAGGTATTTCAGGTAATGGTTCAGCAGTTGGCATTCAGAACAACTATGGTGGCTCAACTAACACAGTTATCCTTAACAACAATACCTTTGTCCCTGCTGCTGATAACTCAATTGCTTTAGGCACATCAGGCTATCGTTGGTCAGGCTTGGCAGTTGCAGGTAGCTTTTATTGGAATTCTTACTCTATTCCAGCTCCTACTGGTGGAACTACGACTTTCTTGAGAAATGATGGAACTTGGGCTACACCTTCTGGTGGCTCAACTCCTACATTGCAAGCAGTTGTAGCTGCAGGAAATACCTCAACCAATGCTGCTGCCTTTAATGGCGTCAACATTGGAGCATCTACGACCTTTCCTTGGGGTAGTGCTTATGGCATATCTGCTAGTGCAACGACTGTAGGCCTTGCCAATAGCTCTGGTGCAGTTGCCATGTATAGCTCTGGTTTTGTGCCTTCTAGTTCCTCTATTAGCCTTGGATCATCATCTTACCCTTGGGGTTCAATGTATGTTTCAGGTAATGCAGTATTTGGCACAGTTAACTCTTGGTCAACCCAAGTAACTGTATATGGTACAACTTCTACCTCTGGTGGGACTGCAGTTGGTGCTTACAACTCTAGCTCAAGTGGTACTGCTTTGGGTGCAATTGTTAATAACTCAGGAACTAACCTAGCCTACTTTGGTTATGGCACTCCTTCTAGTTATTCAACTGTAGGCTATATTGCAACAAATGGCACTACAACGACTTATGCAACTTCTTCTGACAGAAGGCTNAAGACTAACATCACAAACTTGGCAGCAGGTGTAGGTATTGCCAAGATCAAGGCTTTACTTCCTCGCAGTTTTGTGTGGGAGTCAAATGGGAC